CTATCATGTTTCTCGTCCAGCCCAAGCCCGAGATGCTGTTGATCTCACTCACAGCAACAAAGGTCTCAGCACTGTGCTGATCTCCGAGCTTGAACTGGGTTCCGATAGGTACAAAAGCACTGGTGTTTCCAGCCATAGTTGTTGCCTCCTTTTACGATGATCTTTGGATCTCGCAGTTAAAAGTCCATCTTGGTCTTCCTCTGTCGTCTTCGCCCAGATCGGTGATGCCGTGGGCAACCTTGATGAGATGGTAATACGTGGAACCCACCACTCCAACATATCCATGAAGAGCGTTCATCAGCCTCATCACCTTGGCTTTTCCCTCCGAGTATTTTCCTGCCTTTCCGCGCACCCGAACCTGTACAGTAGGATATTCATAACTATAGTTAAGCTCAGGAGATTGAAATTGACCAGTATCATATATCGTCGCCACATCATCTTTCACATTCGTCGGGTCATCAGGCTCTTTCCAGACAAACAGATCTGTTCCAATGGTCCCATAACCAAGGGAAGACAACAAGGAAGCCACATCCTGAGCTGCTGTATAGGTGGTAAGTATATTGGTCATCTTTTAGCAAACCTCTTCACTATTTCAAGCATTTGCTTCTGGTTCTCGCGGAATGCTCTTTCCAAGAACTTTGTCCCCCCAGTGGGATGACGAGCTTCAAGATCTTCATGGACTGCTTCAGCATAGTAAGCTGATAAGCCAATCTCAATGAAGGGCTTGTTCTTAGAACGAATCCTGGAGGATGCATCCTGAACATGAGGAAGATGCTCATCAGCAACCCTAGTTCCTCCTTTTCTATCTGGCTTGAAAGGACCGCCTGCGTCTATAGCTCCATCCCCAGAAACCACGTAGTGGCTTCCCCGCAAATTCCCAACATCCACCGGGGTTTTCTCCATTGACCGACCCTTCACAAACAATCCAGCCAGAGTCAACCCCTTTTGGACCTTGCCCTCGATCTTGGAAATCTCGCGGTTGAGGTTTGCGATGATGGTGTCTAGTCCAGAAACTTCTTCCATCATATTACACCCAAGCCCTTCTTAAAAACTCCGTTCCAGCCAAATCTGGCACCTTGTCAAATCTCCTGACCTCAAAAGCTTGTTCCATACTAGCTGGAGATCCAGAGGCGCTGGTTATATCGTCATAGTCCCCAAGATATAGGAAGTCCCCAGGCTTGATGTCCTGCCCCAGAAAAACTTTGCCATTGCTAGTTCTCTGCTCCCCGAAAGCGTCTTGGTACAGCTCATGAACTAATTCCCATCGGCAATCTATCTCTACAGGATCTTCCCAGCCATGCCCACCATACCCATCAGGAGCGCCTCTCTCCCAGTACACAGCAATTTGGTTCAGCTCAAAGTCCATCACTCAAATTCCCCATGTGCTGCCCCATAAAACCGCATTGCAGCTTTTTGCTTTCCCAAGGTAGTTAAGCACCCAAGATAATCCAGCAACATCGCATGCTGTCCATAGGGGGATGACCCAAGAGAATACATCTGAGCCCCAGTACTCTGAGAATAAGTCTCACTGGCTTCACCAATAGTCTTGCTAGCCAGAGCTGTGCTTCTGTCTCTAGCTGTTACAAAATGAGCAGCCAGCCAACGTTCTATTTCCTTCATCTCAGCATCAGAATACCCCTGACTCTCACACCTGGCAGTTACAAGGATATTGGCAGCAGTAATCATCGGAGCAACAGCCGAAGCAGACAGAGAAGTGTTGATGATCTCCTTGACCTCATCTCCAGTAACCCGGTTGGCCATTTCCTATACTCCTCTCGGTTATGGAAGAGTGTAATAGAACACCTGATAGGAGCAAGCTCCTCCCCCAGCTACAGACACATCCACATAGATGCCGCCTGTGTAGGTGATAGCAGGAGTGGTCGAGAAGGACCAACCTTGAACATAAGAGGCTCCATCAATTACGATGTTGGTCGGGACGAGTTTGGTGCCGGCAGCAGACTTTCCATCGTAGACATTGAGGGTAACATCGTTGGTCCCATCCGTCCTGACGATGATCCCGTAGAACAGCCCTGCTCCAGCGGTTATGGCCTTGCTCTCTGTCTGAATGGAGCTTTTGGCTATATCCACTGTCCGCCCTCTCCACTGCGTATTTAGGGCGGTGGCTGCCGATGCCGCAAAAATAAGGCACAGCACACCCACCATCCCAGCAAGTAACAGTCTTTTCTTCATGGCTCTCTGTCTCCTTCTCTTTTCAATGACATTCAAACGGTGCTTGTCGCAAAACCACTTGTTTTCCTTGCTCCTCTCGCAGGGACAGCCTGGGACAGAACACATTCCTAGACTTACTCTCAGCCTAGCCTCCAGTGTCGCCGGCCACGTCTTACCCATTCCAAAGCTCCTGCGAGACAAACTCCCTCACAGCATCATAATCCCAGTGAAGTCCCACTATCTCCACCAGGGGCTTTGCCCTGATCGGGTCTTCAACCAGATCTTTTGACCACACCTCGTAGACATAAGCATCCGATTCATATAGCTGCTGGAAACAGATCTTATGGTGATCAATCCATTCCTGCCACGACTCCCTGGTATTCCTCTTCTTCATGAAGGAGGTCTTCATGCAGGAGTCGATGATCTTCTCGTCGTCCCTCCTCACCACCACCCATCTGGCTTCTGGGAAAGCTGAGTACCAGACCGGCCACATCAAACAGGCCTTTGCTCCCTTGAAAGCCCATATATCAGCCCCGGTGTATCCCTCAGACTTTATGGTCTTGATAACCTTACTTCTCCAGTTGGGCTCTACAAGAACCGCATCAGCACCAGGAAGAGGGTCCTGGCCCATAGGATCACAGCCTATGGATTTGAGATAGGGTTTGGTGAGGCAGTCCCGTATGGCCTCATTCTCAAACTGACCCTTCTTGTTCCATCGGGTCGGTCCGGTCACCTTTCCCATCCAAGCCCCACAAGCATGAAAGATGCCAGCTATGAGACTGGTTCCAGATCTCGCACAGCCGGTGACGATCACAGGACGGTCGGTTAAGTCCGTAAACACCTCATGCATGATGGAAACTCCCTTTCCTGGGTTCCCTTTTCCACATCCCGCACCTTGGGCAGTGGAAGACCCACTCAGGATCACCACAGTTGGTCACATCCACCCATTCGTGATCGCAGAGGGTGCCGCCCTTGTCCTCCCTCTCGATGTCCTCACAGTCATACCTAACGTACATTATCTCCTGGACAAGGGCAGGCTCCTTTGGGGTGCGGAACTCATGCCACTGGGTTGGGTTGGTGGTGAATACCTGTCCGGTCCTGATCTCCGACTCACCATCCTCGGTCTTTACCACCATAGAACCTTGCAGCACATAGAATTGGTTCCACTTGCTTCGGTGCCTGTGCCAGGAGCACCGCTGATTCTCGTTGAGCTGAAGGACGGACACTTCGCACAAGTCGTTCTTGAACAGCTCTGTCTTGGTTCCCCAGCTCTTATGAAGCACTCTCATCATCTCCAATTCTCCTCCAGCCAGAACTCCTTCACTTGGTGTGGGCGTGGCTTTCCGTGGAACCTCACCACGCTAGCCTCTGGGACATACCCATCGACTTTGTAGCTCACTATCTTGCCTGGGAACAGGTCTTGCCAATACCGGATTTCACCAAATATCATATCCCCCGACATCATGTGGTAGTATTTGCGTTCACTTCCTCTGGTCTCCTTCTCAACCATGGTCTTGTGGTCTCTTAGGAAAAGGACCAGATTTTCACACCACTCCCTTTTTGGATCAAATCCTATTATGCTTCCGCCAGGTTTCTGCCACTGGTAGGCTCCTCTACAGGTGACCAGGTGGCTCGACTGATACTCCAGCAGAAAATCAAGATTCCCTATGATCACTATGTCCAGATCCAGAATTACCACCCAGTCGTAGTCTCTCAGACCAGACTCCTCCGAGAACATGAACATCTTCTTCAGGTTCCACCGGTAGCCTCGAAATTCCTTCGTCAAAGGAGTCCCATAGTCACCAAACTCAAACCAGTCATAAGGAACGGTCGTATTCCTTGCCGCAGAGTTCTTGAGCTTCCTGACATACTCCCTACCCAGGGACGGATCGTCCTCAGGCCATTCCCCCCAAAGAAAGCACCCAACAGCAATCTTTTTCATCTGCGAATACCCTTCCTCTTGGGTTTCTCCTCAGCTTCCTTGGCCTTCAGCGCGGCCTTCTTGTTGGGCGGAAAGTAC